ATCGGGGCAAAGAAAAGGCCCCAAGGGGATTCCTTGGGGCTTTGGTGGGGACTTCTATGTCAATTGCCGGCGAGCGCGGAAAGGAGGAGGAGCATGGTGAAAAGCAAACACAGGGCTAAATAGCCCAAGACACGCAATAGGGGCTTCAACGTAGTTTCCTTCCATCTATTACCTCCAAGCGCAATCCAAGCGGGCCAAGCTTGCTTTCGATGACAGGGCGCACACGGTCGGCGCAATCGGCGCAGAATACTTTGATTGAAACGTACTTCTCCCCCTTGCAAGCGGAGAGTTCCACAGCCCGCTTCCAATCCAGAATCACCCCGCAGTCGGGGTGAGAGCAGAATATGGCGCGACCCACGGCGGACTTGAATGCGTCCCGTTGAATGAGATCAAAAGCGGATTTCACAGCGCCGCTCCTTCCTTGAAATGACGGGCTCCGGTCCCGTGCACCGGGATGTGGATTGAGCGGACACCGGAACGGGCGCCCGCGCAGGCTAAGCAATCGGCGCAGGGGGTTCCGGAGCGGTCACTGGCGCATAGAGTCTCCACCGTGTGGTGATCGAGGTCCGGAGTCACACGGAAGGTGCTCCAGCCCATCGATCTTGCGATCACAAGCTCCGCGGCAGTGTCCACACTGGCCATCAGGATTTGACGCCAACCCTGCAAAGAGGGTTTGCGCCATTGATGGGTGTAGCCTGTCCATCCCGATGAGGCTCCGGCGATCGCGAGGGCGAGGCTCAAAGGTAGATGAGTCGGGTCCCCGTATGCTCCGAAGCGCACCCGCCGACCCGCGAAAACGGAAACGGAAGGGAGGGGGAGATAAGCGCCCGCTTGCCATGCGCGATAGATCCCGAGGGGCGCTTGGCCGACATTGACGTAGCATGAGCGCCCGCCCCCGGTACCGTTGCCGCGGTGGACGCAGGAACCGCAAATCAATCGGTCTAACCCTTCCTTGATTGCGCGGACGGGGTCCATGGATCGCACAAGGATCCAGATTTGAACCATCGGGCCCGTTTTCCGATTGTCGGAGGGAGATTCGAAGCCCGTCGCGATTATGACCCTTTGGGAGTCTTCATGGAGAATAAATCCGTTCACTGGGCACCTCCGTTGATGACCGTGAACCGGAAGTTGTGGCCAGTCGTTTCGTTTCTACCGCTCGGATATCCGATGAAAGCGGCAAATTCCACGATGGAAAGGTTACGGGTGTAAGAATCCTCGTTTAGAACACGGACGATTCCACGGCGACCGAAAGCCCGACGGGCGGCACGGCGGGCGAAGATTTCAGCGGCGTCGTAAATGCCAAGGGCACGAACCGAACGGAAGCCCGAACAACGAAAGAGAATCATTGGAGACCTCCAATTGCTTCGATGAGGGCCGTGATGGCGATGATGGCGATGAATCCAAGCAGGCAAAGGGGCCCGTGGAATTTAGGGGGAATGCGGTGTTTCATTGGTTTTAGTTACTGGCCACGATGACCAGACCAGATGGCACCGTTTCCGATGCCACCGGATCCGGTCACTGCGGGGTGATCCGTGCTGCAACGCATAGCTGGTGATCGTGAGTCCCGGTGTCGTGATCGTAAGAATAGTAAATCAGCCAATCGCCGGGGGGGAGTCCGTCGCCACGCTGAAAGCGAACGAATAGCATGCACCAGCAATCTTCCGGGGTTCCCGATAGAATTTCATGACCTCCGTGATGGGAGTCGGTCACTCCCGGAACCCAGTCGGGAGTCGGGCTGATGGTTGCAATGGGAACGAAAGTTCCGGGACGAACCCATCCGACATTCGTGAATGAGGCGAAGGGGTGTTCGGTGGTTGCTGCGGTCGTTACGGTCGTTTTCATATGGAGTCGCCTATTTAAGACACTTGTCAGCAATTGTCGACAAAATCTGAAAAAATGTGGCGAAGTGGCCTTTTTTAGGGGCCAGTTGCTTTCGCATGCGCTACCAGGGAGCAATGACGAAAGGGGAGAAAGGGAAGGGGAAAGGGAAGGAACCCATAAATCGTCCTTCCGGTTACGTCAAAAAAAATGGGCCGGATCCCAAGTCGGTCGCGGAAGCCGACTGGTCGCGGGTACTTGATGCTGCTTCTCTCGGGATTCCCTTTGAGCGGCTTTGTCATCTAGCGGGCATGACGGATAAGACATTCACGAAGTACCTCACACGATACCCTGAAAGGAAGGAAGCGATCGAAGCCGCAAGAACTCGGGGGGAATACGATCTTACTTCAACCGTGAGGTCATGCGGCAACGGCTGGCAAGGAAGCGCATGGTTACTGGAGCGAACTCGAGGCTATGTCGCTCGCGCTCAATTGGATCACACTACTAAAGGAAAAGAATTGTCAGTTAGCGGTAGTTTACTAGGGGCATTCGGTGGGGGGAAGTAATACAATAAGCCGCTATTGTAGTAGCCGCTATTTACATAGAAGATCCATGGATAGGAGTCCAATGCATAGAACCACGGGGTAGGGGGGACCCCCACGAGGGGGGTGGGGTGATACCTGATACCCCCTCCCCCTACCCACATCAATTTTATGGCAGTCAAGCAAATTAAGCGCAAGAAATCCCCTTCACTCGGCATGGGTTCGCATATCCCTGCTTGGAAGCAGCGGAAGCTATTGGAGGAGGCGCAGCAGCTCTCGAACTTCCCTGAGATGATGCTTGGCCTACGCGATACCTATGCGTGGCAGAAGGCGGTGCTTGGGGCTCTGAACGAGAAGCACGCGAAGGTGGCTCTCAAAGCGGCGAACGGCTCGGGCAAGACGAGCATGGTGGCGGCATCGGCTGTCATCTGGCACATGCTCCGCTGGCCGGGGAGCTTGGTGGTATGTACGGCTGGTGTGTACCGGCAAGTGGCGGATGCTCTGTGGCCGCACCTGCGGAAGATGATCAATGGACTGGGTGGCGAGGAGAACGGTTTCTCGATCAAGGATGGCGAGATCCGCTATGTATACCCTAGGTTGGTTGATGGCCAACAATTGATCAGCCGGTGTATCGGGTTCAGCGCGAGCAACCCGGAGAAGGCTGAGGGCTGGCATGTGCAGGGTCCGAGTAACGACCTGATGTACATCGTGGACGAGGCGAAGGCGGTGCCGGACGGGATATTTCAGTCGATGGAGCGGTGCCAGCCGACGAGGACATTGCTGATGAGCAGCCCTGGGGGCAGCAGCGGGTACTTCTACGATGTATTCCGCCGGAATGACGGCAAGTGGAAGACCTTTACCGTTACCGCTTTCGACTGCCCGCATATCCGGAAGGAGTGGATCGACGATCAGTTTGCGCGATGGGGAGAGGGCCACCCGCTGGTCCGCTCGATGATCTACGCGGAGTTCATGGAGGATGATGGGAGCTTGACGGCTGTACGAACCGCCGACTGGCAGAAGCTGGTCAGTGGCCCACCCAAGGAGGATACCGAGGGGCATCGGCTCACCGCGGGTTGTGATTTCAGCGCAGGCGGCGACGAGAGCGTGATGGTGGTGAGACAAGGGAACACGGTGAAGGGTCTGATCCGCTGGCGGGACAAGGACACGATGGCGAGTGTGGGGCGGTTCATCAGCGAGTTCCGCAAATGGAAGCTGAAGGCGGAGGACATCTACGCGGATGTGGGTGGTATGGGGGTGGTGATGTGCGATGCGCTCAGAGCGGAGGGGTGGGATGTGCGGCGGGTGAACTTCGGGGAGCGGGCGATACGGGATGATCAGTTCGTGAACAAGGCCGCGGAGATGTGGATTGAGTTCGGGCGGATGGTGGAGGAGGGGCGAGTGAACCTGGGTCCGGTGGGTACGGATGAGGTGCTGCTCCAGCAGTTCGTGAGCCGGAAGGTGCGGACGAACGGGAAGGGGAAGCTGACGCTGGAGGGGAAGGATGAATTGCGAGCCCGCGGGGTGAATAGCCCGGATCGTGCGGATGCGGTGGTACTGGCCTTCTGCGGAGCCGGTGGGAAGCGGATGGACGATTACATGAAGGCTCTTGGCGAGGATGGGAGGAGCCTGCTGGAGCGGATGGAGGATGAGATGGGGGCGATTGAGGGGGATGGTAAAGGGTCTGCGCTTGCTGGTTGTGAGGTTGGGGGATAGGAAAGGGGGAGGATTTTTATGATGAACGACAAACAGCGGAACGCGTTGCAGGGCCAGATAGTGGAGGCTGTCGAGCAGCGCAGTCCGTGGGAGCTACGGCAGACGAGGTGGTATGAGTTGCGCCATCACGGGTTGCGAAGGACCAATAAGCCTTGGCCCAAGGCCGCGGATCTGCATTGGCCGCTTATCGATACGGCGATCGAGAAGCTCAAGCCATTGTTCCTCCAGCAGGCACTGGGTATGGATGTAGTGGCCAGCTTTGTTCCGATGCGCCAGCAGTTGAATGCGTATACGAAGGTGGCTGAGGACTGGTTCAATTATAAGATCCGAGACAAGACAAACTTCACCGATGAGGTTCTCTCGTGGGTTGATTATACGCTGATGAGCGGGCGCGGGGTGATTAAGTGCTTCTGGAATCCGGGTGATAAGCGGGTGGGGTTTGATGCGATCGATCCGATGTATATCGTGGTCCCGGCGTATACCGTGGATTTGCAGGATGCGGACTGGCTGGTGCATGTGATGCCGATGAGCGTCAATGCGTACAAGCGAATG